TACAGATGGCGTTGTACATTTAGAGATTGTTATCAAGTGTGTAGATTGTTATGGCCTTATGCACATACAAAGTTACATAAGATAGAACAAGTCATAGACCACTATGAACCAGATTATATTATGGATGGTAAAGTGGTAGACTTACAAACTTATAAGGAGGCAATGAGTTTAGAATGAAAAAAGAAGAACAAATAAAAATAGCGGTCAATACATTTAACTGGGGACCGTGTGTTACTAGATTTAAAATACAAGATGATTTTAAAAAAGTATTGTTAGACGAAGCTAAAAAATCTGAAATAGATTTTAAAGATAGATTAGCAGGACAAATAGAAAAGGAACGTGGTTATAGTGAAAAACAACGTGATATAATTATACCTTATCTATCGCCTTATCTTGGTATTTACGACCAAGCGTTTCAACGTTATCAAAATAAAAAATACGAACACGGTGCACCAGAATATGCATTAACTGCTTTATGGTGTAACTTCCAACGTCAACATGAATTTAACCCACCACACGATCATGATGGTAAGTTGTCGTTTGTAATATATTTATCGATACCTGAAGAATTAAAAGAAGAGAATAAAAACTATAAAGGTAAAAGTTGTGGACCAGGTGGTATACAGTTTATGTATGGTGAAGGACCAAGAGATGCTGTAACTTATATGTCTTACTTTCCACAGGAAAATGATATGTTTATCTTTCCTGCATGGTTAAAACATTGGGTTAGCCCATATAAATCTGACGTAGTTAGAGTATCTGTATCTGGTAACGTTCACGATTCTGCGCCTTTGAGTCAAGTTAGAAAAGGTATGTTAAAAAAAGAAAAGACTGATGAAGAAAAATATTTAGAAGAATTAAAGGAGAAGTTATGACGTTTGCTTTTGGTGTTGGTATGTTTTTTTATAATATGTTTTGTGTATTGATTATAATGTTAATACTATATTACGTCATAAATAGGTTTAAATGAGTAAAGAAAGAGGTAGAAAATGGGACGGAAAATCAAGGGTTTCGAACGATACTTACCGTAAAAGATATAATGAAATATTTAAAAAAAATGATCCTGATGAACCAGATCCTAACTGGATAAAAGGGTATAAGAAATGGAAAAAAGAAAATGATGAGCGATGAAGATTTAAAGGAATACCATAATCTTGGTAAGCCGATTAAGTTTAATGGTAAGTACGACTATGTTACTGGTACACGGCACGATGACCACGGATCACGGACCTATGATGTAAATGGTACTAGACTTCCTTCTGTAACTACGATATTGGGCAAGACCAAAGATCAACAATTCATAAAAGATTGGAAGGCAAAAGTTGGAGAACAAGAAGCAGAGCGAATCAAGAATCTATCTAGTAAGCGAGGGACTAGCATGCACAAATTCCTGGAGCATTATATACTCGGCACTGGTTACGATGATCTTACAGGGCTCGGACAAGAGGCGAAAGCCATGGCCGAAAAAGTTATTGACGTGGGCCTTACGCCAGTGGAAGAATACTATGGTAGTGAAGTTACGTTATACTATCCTGGGCTTTACGCTGGGAGCACTGATCTCGTTTGTTTACACAATGGTATGGAAACTGTTGTAGACTTTAAACAATCTAACAGACCAAAGAAAGTAGAGTGGATAGAAGATTACTTTATGCAGATTGCAGCATATTGCATGGCACATGACTATGTCCATAATAGTCAAATAAAACAAGGAGTTATAATGATTTGTACTCCAGATTTATATTATCAAGAATTTAAAGTGAGTGGAACGGAGTTAAGACAATGGAAACACAAGTTTCTCAAAAGATTAAGTATGTATCATGATTTAATTTTTGATGAGAAAGAACAAGCAAACGTAAAAATAACAGAGGAGGACTTTAAACATGAATAACAAACTTAGAAACGTTCTAACCTGCAAATACAAAGCAGAGATAGAAGACGCGCTGTATAAAATACAATGTTACAGCGAACATGAGTTGATAATACCTGAACATCCAGATATTACAGCTGAAGTTGACAAATTGTTACAAAAAATTGCAGAAGCAGAAGACAAAATGGCAGTAATGGAGCTACATTATGGCAAAAAAGAGGCAGATAAAACTCTATTCTAGGGCTCGCGCAACCCTCGCAGGACCCGTTTTACCCTCGCAGCGCGAGGGTAAAAATTTTAAAATTTAGGTCTAGTTTAGAATGATTCTAAAAAAGAGGGTATTTTTTAAAAATCTGCGAGGGTTGGAGAGAATCTGCGAGGGTACCGCGAGGGTATCTGCGAGGGTAAAAGCCCAGTGTTTACGCCATCCCGAGGGTTGCGAGGGTAAAATCAGAAAAAAAAATTTTTTTGGGGGGTGGGATACAAAATCAGCTGTTAAGTCTCGCAGAGCTGTATTATAAGATTACATGCCTAGGAAAAGACGAAAAAGAATTGCAACTGAAAGTGCTCCCGAGATACCTTATCCGAGAGTCAGAGTGGAGTGGATTGATTGTGTCAGTGACTCTGGCTGGGCTACAGACAAAGAATTTGATAAGATGAAACTAGCAAGACCTGTTAATGAAGGTTGGCTGTATTCTAAAGATAATAAGTCTATAAAACTATTTGCGTCTTACGATAAAGATGAAGATGGTATTACGTTTGGGGATCGGACGATGATTCCTCGGGCTTGGGTAAAGAAGATTCAGAAATTGTAGATGTCGGAGTTACATTTATTAACTGCCCGTAATCGTCTAATATTTGTTTCATCTTTGATCCTTTTTTCAAAGCGGCTTCTCTAAGTCTTGCAAGTTCTGCGATGTGTCCTTCGTAGGTCACTTCATGTTTCTTAAGTCTTTCTTCTCTCAGTTCACCCATGTATTTTACTACAAGAGGTGATAGTTTTGGGTTGGTTAATTCTGATCCTTCCTGTCTAGCTCTCTTTGGACTATACCCTGCTTTCAGCGCAGCTTCTGTCTTAGTCACTGGTCCGTTTTCATCACCGTATACATAGTATTCAGCGAATCTCATTTGCATTTCTGTAAGTCTTTTTGGTAAACCCATATTGACAATTTAAGGTAACTATCCTATAATGTCAAGAATGAAAGAAAAAACATATATTATGAATGATACAGTAACAATAATAGATGATAGAGGTGATGCAGACTTAGAAAAGCAAATCTTTACATTAAAAAATAGAGTGAAAGAATTAGAAGATATTAATGAAGGCCACCGTCAATTAAACGGTTCTTTGCGTGTTGAGATACAAACTTTAAAAGTATCTCAATCTGAACATGAGAAAGATAAAAATTTATTGCAAGGTTATAAGAATGTGATAAGTGATTTATCAGCTCGATTACGAAAATATGAGAGTTAAAGACTTAAGACAATATCTTGAAAAGTTTGTAGAAGGTTCTGATGCCGTTAACAACGCTGTCATTTTTGTAGAAAAAAATGGCAAGTTGCACGAGATTAAAAGAATGGAAGTCCACGAGAACGCTCATCCTATTGTAGGTTTTGGTAAGACTATGAGTCATAGATTGGTATTAAAAACTGAAAGAGCATCAAAGTTAATTCTACCAGATAAGCTCATGAAAGATTACTAACTAAAAACACGTGTTACTTTAAAAATAACATGAAACCAGAGCAAAAATTATATGCAAAAATTAAGAAATCTATACCTAAAATATCGTGGATCAGACTTGAAAATCTTAGTTTATCCGGTACTCCTGATCTATTGGGCTATAATGATTCTGGCACCTTTTTCACTGTAGAACTAAAAGTTACGAAGAGTAACAAGGTACGCTTCTCACCACATCAAATTGCCTTCCACGTAAAGCATCCACGTAACAGTTTTATCTTAGTAGAGCACCTTGGTCAAAGGTCCGTAAAACTTTTTCCAGGGTCCGGGATCATGGCGCTTGAAGCTTGGGGCTTGAAGCTTGAGCCTTTATGCTTGGGGCTTGACGCTTGCCGCTTGTGGTTCGAGGAGCTTGGTGCTTGAAGCTTGTGGCTTGCTGCTTGGAGCTTGAAGCTTTTGGCCCGGACCAGGCGAACGCTGATTCCCAGCCGTCGCCGGTTCTTTGCTAATTGCCTGATCCGAATTATTACGCTTGCGTAATTCTTTTTCTCTCCGATACTTTCGGAGCTCCTTATAATATTGTGGTGATCTAAAAACCATAACTAGTGTTTACCATAACTTATGTTAGCTGTCGACCTGTCCCAGCATGCCCGGCAATCCTTGCATTCATTATTTTGCTTAGAAGCGGGGCAGCTGTGATTGCCATCTGTGACAACAGTCGAGGTCCAAGGCCAGCTCTTCACTGGTCCCTGGTTGATCATATGCGAGGACATACGAATTATTAAATTTTGTGGAACTGCTTCAGGGTTTATGTCTCTTAAAAATTTTGCTTCACGTGTTGGTAGCCAGTGTCTGGTCTCTGGGGTTC